AGGTCGAAGAGGCGCCCCTGCTAAGGGCGTAGGGTGGGAAACCGCCGCGAGAGTTCAAATCTCTCTTACTCCGCCAACGTAAAAACCGCGATACAACCTGCAAAGGTTGATGTATCGCGGTTTTTCGTTTGTGTGATAGTGCAAAATAGTGTAAGATACTGCAAGAAAATGGGCCGTAAAATGGCCGTAAAATGGGCTAAGGTCGTAAAAAGGTCGTATAAAATTTGTGTCCAGAATGGACACAAAAGCGGCGGGCATCCCATCGAGGGCTGCCCGCCGCTTAGTTATTTACCGCCGCCCTTGCCCTCGCTCTGGGTGCCGAAGTAGAACGCGATAACCATTGTCACAATCGTCATCACGGTGTCGGGCTGCAAGCCCCCGCGCAGGGCCAGCACAGCAAAGACGGTCACGACGATCAACGTCACAATGGTCTTGACCTTGATGAGCGCGGCCAAATTCTTCAAAAAATCCTGCATTAGATTCTCCCTCCATTTTCCTCGTGCCGCTCCAAGTCGTCAATGCGATGATTTGCAACGGACATTTTCTCCTCCAACACTGGAATCCTCTGGGCAAAATTGTTGTGCGTCCGCACCTCGCGTGTCAGCTCCTCGATCTTGGTGTCCGTTACGGCCTGCGCAACCTCCAGCTGGTGTGTGACCTTGTCGCTCAGGCTCTTGTTGCTGAAATAGTTGGTAATCATAACGCCCACAAAGCCCAGCCCTGCCGTGATGAGCGCAACCGCGATCTGCTCCATCCACATCACCCCACAAACTTAGAGAAATACTCCTCTTTCAGCCCTTGCGCCTGGGCAATCTGGTACAGCTTGACCGCATCCATGCCGGACAGCGTCGCGCAGCGCATGACGGCCTTGCCCTCAGCATCCACGGCCAGGGCGCAATAACGGTCAGCGCCCAGCTGCATGGTCTTGGCCGCATCGTCAAAATAGGCGGCGGTCTGGGCGTCCAGCGGACCGATCAAGATAGCCTGTACGGTCTTAGCCTCGTTGGCGGTTGTGTCGGTGCTGGGTGTCTGCTTGTCGGCCTCCGGCACAACAACGCTATGCTCGCCCTTGTTGAACTGATACTCCCTGCCCGTGGCGAGGGTATAGTCATTGTCCAACCAGGTCAGCGGGTTGGTGCGCTTGCCGCCCAGGATGACCTCAAAATGCAGGTGTGCGCCGAACACATTGCCGGTCACGCCGCTGTAGCCGATGATCTCGCCCTCTTTGACCCTCTGGCCGTACTTGACGCAATAGCTGGACAGGTGGGCGTATCGTGTCTGCAAGGTCTTGCTTTTGTAGCCGGCGTGTCTGATACGCACCATGTTGCCATAGCTCTGCATACCCGTCCGCGTGTGTCCGTCCCAGTCCTGGGTCTGATCCACGGTGCCGTCCTCGGCGGCATAGACCGGGCGGATATACATGTTGTCAATCTGGGTGCGCAGGTCAACGGCCTGGTGCAAACTGCCGTCATTGTAATACCACCCTTGCGTCAGCACATGAATGTCCAGCGGCCAGTGCAGCAGGACCTCTCCATTAGATAGTCTCATTGTATTACCTCATCTGTATCCATCACCAGCGCCTCATACTCATCTAGCAGGTCTCCCGCGCCCGGTATGGTATCGCGGTAGTCCCACAGTACAAGCATCACACGCGCCAGCAGATCCGCTTCCTCGCTCATCCTTCCACCGGCGGCGTCGGCCACACCACCGCATAGGGGAAGTCCGTCTGCTCTGGCACATCGCGCAGGGCCTGGCGGTAGGTTTTCCAGTCGGCCTTGACCGTCTTGGCATCGCCCAGCACAGTCCAGTCCGTGGCTGCGATCAGCTTATCCCGCTCGGCGCGCACGGCAGCCGCAGCCGTGTCATAGTCGGCCTGTTTAACCAGGGCGGCCCAGGTATCAACGTCAACCGCCGCCTGAGGCACCTGTGTGACCGTCTCGTAAGTCGTGTAGCTGTACCCGTGCCAGGGCGTGTCCATATTGGACACAGCCTCGCGGGTGACCTCCTGCTCATCCTCGTAGACGCGCACCAACGTCAGACCGTTGGGCTGCGGCTCGCACTCAAGACGGGCGTGTTTTTCGTTGCACTCACATTTAAGCATTTTGTACCACCTTTCTGATTTTGCGGTAACTCACAACACCGTCAACGTACTTAACGCGGAATCGGTGCATATTAGCGTGTTTTAGCTGGCCGATGCGGCACGCGGCCTGTCTGGCTTGATGCGGCGTCGGTACGCCGTGCGGGCGGGCTTTGATGTTGAGACACAGCCGAATCAGCCGCCGCGTGGTGCGCTTGCGGTAGATCGTGTGGTCGCAGTAAACCACAAAACCCAGCCCATCCAGGGCGCGGCCTCGGTGCTTGCCGTCGGCGTCTATGTAGTCGGTGCGGTAGACCTGCCAGCAGGTATTGCAAGCGTAGTCAGCCGCCGCCAACCACTCCATTGCAGCCTCCAGGGCACGGTGCAGCTTGCGCTTATTCGGGCCGTACAGATGCACGTTGTCTACATAGCGGTAGTAGTGCGCCACGCCGTCCAGACCGCGCACATACCGGTCAAACGCCGTCATGGCAAGATTCTGGAACCAGTGCGACGTCACATAGCCAATCGGCAAACCGTTAGGGAAACTGTCCACGACGGCGTCAGCTATGCGCAGCCAGTATTTATCTTTTATCAGCTGCCTATAGCCGTACTCTATAAAATCGTGATCGCTCTCCGGGAAACAATGGTGTATGTCCAGCTCTGCGCCGTACTTCATCCCGGCGCGGTCCGTTTTCATCCACCGCGCCACTTGTTTGGCGGCGCTGTGCGGCCCTCGGCCCTTGATACCCGCTATGCAGTAGGGGTCCATCTTAGGCACGACCACGTCATAGATCGCCTCAATCAGTACCCAGTGTATGACCCCGTCCGGCCAGTACGGCACATAGTCAATGTCCCGCAGCTTGCCGTTACTCGGCTCATAGTGCTGGGTGTGTATCGGTTCGCTGGGCGTCCAGCCGCCGTAGATGATCCAGTGCTGCACCTGGTCGATGCACGTCTCAATGTGCGTCAAGGCGGGCAGCGTGGTCGGGTCGTGCATCCTCTTTTTCGCATGATCTACCATACGCCTCCGTATAAATTCCCGGTCAACCATGACCGGCTTTAAATTTCCGATGCGCTTAGGCATTTTATAGTCTTTCTTTGGCCTCCAGCCGGTTCGTCCGCTGGCGCGTCTACTAGGGCTGCCGGATGGGCCAATTTTTAGCTAGGGCTAAGGCATCCCGACCTCGCGTATAAATGTCAGCCTGCACCTGTATTCAGGCACAGCCAAAGAAAGGTCCGCCGAGCTGTTCCACCACGCCCAGCCCGCATCGTTGTTGAGGTTGACGTAGAACGCGCCCGCGTTGTCGCCGTTGTTGGAGTTCGCGCCGCGCAGAACGATGCGAGAACATGAGGTCGTTAGCCTGTCCTAGAGAATGTCGTATTCAGTTTGCCGCCATATCGGCGAAAGTTGCGGGGGCCTTGCTGCCCCCGCGCCCCCGCTTAACCGTTTATAGAAAGGTCAGCCGAGCGGCTCCACCACGCCCAGCCCGCATCGTTGGCGAGGGTGACGTCGAACGCGCCCGCGTCGCCGCCGCTGGTGGAGGGCGCGCCGCGCAGAACGATGCGAGAACCGCTCTTGTTGATCCAGAAATAGTCTGCAAGATAGGTTCCGCTGCTGCCGCCGACTTCCTTTGTGATCTGCAGCCACGGGAACCGCTCATCGGCCTGCAGGTTCTTGGCCCAGCCCTCGTTAGGCAGCGTGAGGGAATCCAGCTTCGTGTAGTTCTCAACGCTCGACCAGTTGTAGTTGGTGTCGTTGCAGATGTAGGGCACGCCGTCAACGATTTTCCAGTCGCACTCAAAGCGCCACTGGTTGCCATAGAGCGGGTTCTCGCAGCCGTAGAACACAAAGCTGTGCTTGCCGTCCGTGTTGCTCACAGGGCTGCCGCAGGTAGAGATTACGCTGTTGGCCGTGCCGGTGGACTGCATGATGCGCCAGACCTTGTGGTCGGTGGTCGTGGTTACAGCCTCGCCGGTGAAGCTGGCCTTCACATTGGCAGTGTCGCCCTCAATGGCCTCGATGGCCGTCACGATGCGCCGGCCTGCCACGCTCTCGTTCTCGTCGCCGGTGCCGATGGAGATGACATTGCCAGGCTCCAGCTGACCCTTGGCAATGACAACGGCGGCCTCGGAGGTCAGCGCGCCGGTCACGGCGATGTTGGTGGTGTACAGGTTGGAGACGCCGCGCATCTTTGCCTGTACGTTGCGGGTGCCGTAGGCCACGATCATCAAGTAGGCCAGCACCTCAAAGTCGGCGCTCGTGTTGATGCTGTAGGTCTCACCCCACAGCCGGGCCGCAGCCAAGAACTGCGAGATCGTCTTGTTGCCGGTGCTGACAACGCCCGCAATGCTGTGCAGCTTGCCGTCTGCGCCGATGCTGCCGGGGAAGGCGGGCAGGTAACACTTTTGCTTGAGGGAGCCGTCCGCGTTCTGGAACTTCCGCGGTGCGCGGAATCCCGGCATCGGCACCGCCGACACGCGCGGATTTACATCTAACATGCCGGAAACATAGAAGAGCGGCACCTCAACCAGCACCTCACCGTTGGTGCCGTCCTCAATGTAGCCCGGCTGACCCTTGTAGGCGTTGACCGTGACCGTGCCGTCCGCGTTCAGCGTGCAGCAGCAGCGCCGCATGCCCGCCCAAGGATAGACGCCGTCAAAGTCGTTTTGTCCCGCGCTGGTATCGGTGCCGGGGGTAAACACAAACTCCGCAGCTGCCCCCGTCCGCGTGCCCGCGCTGGTACTGCCGGAGAAGTCTACACCGTAGAATGTAGCACCGACAGCCGAAGCCGCAGCCTTGGCAGATGCCGCCGCAGCATTCGCGCTCTGGTCTGCCTGCGTAGCACTGGTCTGTGCGGCAGCCTTGGCCGCGTTTGCCTCGGCCAGATTCGTGCCGGCGTTCGCCAGCAGCGTGCCGAACTCCTCACGCGTGCCGGTGTAGCCGTGCGCTTTCGCATCAGCGTAGGCGGTTACTGCGCCGAGGTCGGTGGTAAAAACGGAACTATCAGCCATGGATCTGTACCTCCAAATTTGTGTCATTGACAATGGCAAAATCAAGCTTGTCCTTCAGGTTTGTCGTGCGCGTGTACATCAGATGCCCCGTGTCCGGGTCAACGCCCATCTGCATGTAGCCGTTGCTCAGCGCGGCCTGCCGCGCCAGCTCCACGTTGGCGGTGACATCGGCCTGCTTCTCGGTCACATCCTGCTGGCGGGCCTTGACATCCTCCTGGATGCCCTGCATCTCGGTCAGCTTCTCGGCCACGCCCTCTTTGATGACCTTTGTCGCCGCATCGCCGGCGGTTTTAGCGGCATCCGCAGCGCTTTTTGCACTCGCGGATGCGCTCGTGCTGGCGCTCTCGGCAGCGGCCCGCGCACTTTCCGCTGCGCTTGCCTTTTCCGTGGCCGTACCGGCAGACTGCCCCGCCTTCGTGGCGGATGCAGCAGCCGCTGCAGCGCTTTCCTTTGCCGCCGTGGCAGACCCGGCAGCGGCAGCGGCCTCCTGCGTGGCCTTGGCGGCAGCCTCGCCAATGCTCCCGGCATCCTTGGCGGCAGCCGCAGCGGAGGTCGCTGCTCTCTGCGCAGACTGCGCTGCCGCGTCCTGCGACTCCCCGGCAGCGGTTGCCGCGGCCTCAGCGTTTGCCTCGGATGCTGCCGCCGCGTATTCATGCTTCGCAGCGGCATCCTTGGCTGCGTTGGCGGTTTCTGCGCTGGCCGCAGCCGCCGCAGCGCTGGCAGCGGCACCGCCCGCTTCCTCGCCCGCCTTGATGGCGGCATCCTCAGCGGCCCGGTGCGCGTTTTCCGCAGCATCTTTAGCGGCCTGCGCCACCCGCACCGCGTTGTTGGAGTTCTCCAAAATCTGCTGCACCACATCCGGCGTAGGCGTGCCCGGATTATCGCCGTCGATGTCCGCGTGATCCCGGATGGAGTAGGGGAGATCGACTGAGATACGCTGCACGCCGTCCGCAAGGCCTAAAAACACGATCTTGCCGCGGCCAGCCTTGTCTGCCGTCGCCTCCGCAGGGACCTCCAGCACGCCGTCCGCGCCAACCGTCTTCTTGGTCGCAGACCCACCGGGCGCGTGGAACACAGCCAAAGTCTCCAGACCGCTCCATCCATCGCCCTGGACGATGCGGATATTCTCGATGCCGTAGCTGTCCTTGGTTCCCAGCTCAATGCTGGGCGTGACCGAGTAACGGTTGTCAACGACAACGTCATAATTCATCAACACAATGGTTTTTATAGTGGCCACCTCCTATTAGCTGCCGTTCCCGCCGATGGGATATTCCACAATGATCGTGCCGGATTCTCTGGCTATGTGAACCCGCTGACCGGCTGAAAATGTGATAGCGGCATTGTATGGGTAATGCTTTTCTGCCGCCGTGGTATCGCCCGGCAGGATCAGCGCGATCCCGTCGCTGTAAATGGCACTCACGGTTGCAATATTTCCGCTCTTGGCGGTCGTCTCAAGCGCTTTCCGCTGTTGGTAATTCTCAATCAATGCTGTAAAACACCTTCTTTGCCGTGTGCGTCATCTGGCCGCCGGGGGCACAGTCAAGCGTCCACTCCTGTTCCTCCAGCAGGCCGATGCCGTCGCGCATCATTAGTATGCTGTCATTTAACCTGTGAGGCTGCTCTGTGTCCCCGCAGGATGTAAACGTATAATTTGCGGCCCCCATCATGCTCAGCAGCATCCTGTTCTTCACATGCGTTTCAAGCGCAGCCTGCGACGCGATTCCCTCTACCGTCTCCACGCTCACGATGCGACGTCCTCGCCGCATGATGCTCAGCGGGCTTGTGGGGTTGACGTTCTCAGCCACGGCGCGCAGCTCTTGACCCAGATCCGCACTGCTCACGATGTCCACGAAAACATTGGCCGCATTGAATGTGTCTGCCTCAACACTCATGGGGATGCGCAGCAGGGTCGCCTCATCGGCTCCGTAGCGGTGCGTGCGGTTATTGATGGACGCTGGCTCCCAGGGCTCTGCCACGGCAACGCCGCTGCCGTCAAAATAAATGTCCCGGTAATTGATCTCGGCAAGCAAAGCGGACACGACTGCGTACCGCGTTGTGCCGATCTCCCATTCATGGTCTGTCATCAGCACATCGTCTGTGTCGATGATGCTGACCACGTTGACGCCAGCCGCCAGCAGCTGCTCGCGGATCGCCGTGGTGTATCGCGTCCCGGCGCGGATCATTAAGGTGCGCTCCAGCACACTCAGATTGCGCAGGGCATAGCCCTGGTCGTACCCGGTCAGTTCCTGCGTTTTGTGGCCGTATTCGTCCACGCTGGCAGGGCACGTCGTAACACAAAACAACCCCAGTGGCGTTCGGTCAGCGTTATCCACGCGCACAACACTCAGCATGTCCGTCAGCCAGTTGACGTCCTCGTCCGGCTCCACGGTCAGTGTGACGGTGCTTTTGACCTCGGCGCTGCCCGTAAAGCGGATTTGCGGGGTGCAGTCAGCAGGCACCTGCAGCACGCGGTAGGGTGCACCGCTGCGCATGGCGACAAACTCATACCGGATCATACTTGACCGCCTCCCGCTGTATCTCGGTTATGCTCAAGCTCAACGGCGTGCAGCCGTGGTCGCGGCTTTCCTGCAAATCCTTAAAAACGCCAATCGCCAGATGCCCGGCTCTGTCCTTATATACGACCTGCTGTCCGGCTAAGCTGCGCAGTTTAGCCAGTTCATCCGCGCTCCTACATGCGTGAGCAATAGTATGTGTCACCACTCGGTTGCCTGCATCATGCCAGACCGGGAGCTCTTGACCCCAGTACTGCTGGTAACTGCCGTTAAGGCTTGTGCTTTTTGTGTAATTCTGGTAGCTGGTTGCATATTTCAGCGCCAGCCACCAGCTGCCGTTGAGCGGTCCGATTGCGGCATAGGGCACACTGGGCGCAGCTGTGACCGGCGCGCTGTCCGTATAGTAGCCGTCCGCATCAAAAATGCGGATCACGTACCGGTGATCCAGCACGCCGGTGCGGTCTGTGTACAGTCCTCTATCCGCCTTGGCGATCAGTTCACCGTCCCGCAGGATGTACGCTTTATCTCCGCCCCAATGCAGCCGTACCTCTCCCCAGCAGCTCTCTGCGTTGCAGATCACCGGGTCACCAGGCTGATTCTTGACTTTGATCTCGCAACTGGCCCACGGGGACGCGTCCCCGTAAGTGTTGTAGATGCGGACAGACAGAGTATGCTTTCCGTCCGCCAGCACAGCGTCAGACTGCCACTCTTTGCCCGTGCCGTAGTGCACGCCCAGGCTCACTCCATCCACTGCGATCTCATAGCCGTCCTGCTCCTGCGCCTGCCAGCGCATTTTTGCAAGCGGTTTGTTATCATAGTAGGAGATGACCGGGGCTTTCGGCGCGCGGCGGATTGCAAAAATCGCCGCGCCGGAATAGTTGCCAAACACGCCGTCTGTGTTTTTGGTGCGCACGCGCCAGTAAATAACGCCGCTGGAAAATGTGCCGGCAGCTGCCTGGTAGCTCTTATCTGCATTGTCCGCGTTGGCCAGCACAAGATAGGACGCGCCGCTGTCGGTAGAGTAGCTCAGCTCCCACCCGGTTTGAGCCGTACCTGTCACGTTCGCGTGCTGCCACACAAACGTAATGCCCTGGACAGTGTCATCCATGTACTCGCCCGCGGGGCTCACTGCTACAGGTGTGCTCAGCGCATCCAATGTGGACACACTGATCGTATCGCTGATAACCTTTGAGCCGGTGTTGGCAACCGCCTCAACATACCAATCCAGTGTTGTGCATCCATCGGCAAATGTGTTTGCCGGGATGTCTGCATACTGCTGCGATCCGCTCACGGCGGCGGTGTGCCACGCGCTCTCGTTGTTGGCCTTGTAGTAAAGTGTCGCACTCTGCTGCGTGACGTCGCCGGGCCGGTCATCACTGTCAACGCTAAAAACCCAGCTGAATCGGTTGTCAACTGCCCGTGGCGCAGATGCTCCCGCTGCAGGGGTCGTGCCCTTGACGGACACTGGCACCTCAACGTTGGTCACCTGCACCCAGCCGGATGTGTGCGTGGTTCCCACGGTACTCCGCGCTATAACGCGCCACTGGTAGCTGCCAATGGGCAGTACGCCGCAGTTGACGGTCACGTGGGTCGTGTCGTTGCCGACGCTGGCAAACTGCGCAGGGTCGGCCATATTATCCGTGCGGTACTGAAGCACAGCAGATGCCTGCTGCAGCGCACCGCTGATAGAGCCACTGGCGATACTGCCGACAAAAGCCCAGCTAAACGTGGCGTCAAAGCCGTAATACGTCTTGCTGGTAGGGCGCAGGTCGTCCACCTTGGCGCTGGGGTCGGCAAGTGACAGGGAGTAGGTAGGGCTCTCCGTCACCGTACCGGATCCATAAGCCCCTACTCGCACCCGCCAGCGGATGCCGCTGCCGCTTGACCATGCGGTAGTATCCAGATCGTAGGACGTTGCGCCATTGCTCAGGCTGATTGTCTGGCCGTTTCCGCCGTCCTGGTCCGTAATAACGATCTGGCAGGTGGAGTTGCTGCGCTCAAAGTCATCTTCTGCGTTAGTCGTCCACTGCAAACGGTACTTTGTGTATCGCGCCACCGTTCCGCTGGTCCAGACTGTGCCCGTCGGCGTGATGACACCTTGGTAGCTTACACAGTTGATCACCGTATCGCTGCGGCTATCACCAACGTTATTGTATCCGCTCTCGGCATTCACATATATGCCGTAAGCTAAAATTTCTTTTTTGTTTTTCTGAGTGAACGCGTCAAATGAAAACGAGCAATTTCCGTAAGAAAAATTGCTCTGCTCGCAAACGCTGTTCTGGCTGCTGTGATAGCTCGAACCTGCGCTGTTGGCAAGTGCATATCCAACCAGCCTGACTCTTCGGCTGCCATTTCCGTATGCGGGGACACGGACGCTCAAGCTCCCAATATACCGGCTTGTGTTCCCCATCCCAGTGCTGAATAGCCACGAGCATCTGTATGCTTGGTAGTTGGCATTGGGGACCCTGTTGTTTGCCGCAAAGTTTCTCGTGCTCCAGCTGTGCGATTTCATGTCAATGCCCCCTGTCTCATGCTCATGGCTTCATTTTTGGCGATACTTACAATATCGTTGAACTCTTTCACATTCTTGGCATCAATGGTGATGCTCCCGATATTGATAGCATAGCCGCCCAGCATGCCGCGTGTCTGGCTGCTGTTGTAGATGCGTTCTCTGCCGCGCAATGCAACCAGCTCCGGCCCGTTCTCACCCACAACAGCCAGTCCGCCGCGCGCGCTGCGCGTGCCGGTGGCATAATGCGGCACCTTGCTGTTGGCTGCGCGCATTGTCCCCGTTGTAGCCGAGGATATGCCGCTCATGGCGCTGTTGATTTCGTTTCCTTTGCCGATCAGGACAGCAATAACCGCTACCAGCGCAGTAATGCCGGCAACGATCAGCATGATTTTTATATACAGCGGATCCATATAGCTCATAACGCTGCCGATCATGCTTTTCACGGTTCCAGCCGGCCCCTGCAATTCTTTAATGGCCTTCACCACAAGCAGCACTACTGTGGCGATGCTGGTAATAGAGATAACTGCCGTCAGCACCGGCGTTGGGATAGCGTTCAGAGCCTCGGCAAACGCAGTAATAACAGGGAGCAGCGCCTCCGCGAAGCTGCGTTTTACAGCATCTCCTTGCTTGTCCAGCTTCTGCATCGCATCATCCAGCTCACCAAAGCTCTGCAACGTCTCGTTATCGACCACATAACCGACCTCGTGCGCCTGCTCGGCCAGTTCTTTCAGTCTGCCGCTGCCGGCCTCGATCAGCGGGTTCAGGTCCGTTGCCGACCTGCCAAAGATATCCATCGCCAGCGCATCGCGCTCGGTCTCGTTTTTCACCTTGCCCAGAGCGTCAATGGTTTTCAAAAACACCTCATAGTTGTCCTTGAGCTTCCCGCTGCTGTCCGACACTTTTACATGCAGTTTTTTAAATGCCTCTGCTGCGGAGCCTGTCCCGGTAGCCGCCGTCTGCATATTGTTGGTCAGCTTCACCAGACTGCCGCGCAGCGTGTCCGTGCTGACATCCACAAGCTCACTGGCGTACTCAAACTCCTGCAGCTGGTCTGTGGTCAGGCTCGTCTGCGTAGACAGCGTCAGCAGATCATCTGCTGTCTTGCTCATGTCCATTGTGGATTTCGCAAGCGCGCCGACCAGACCGCCAACCACTGTCACAGCCGCCGCTCCGCTGGCGGAAAACTGCCCCAGCTTGTCAACGGCAGCCTGTACGCCGGGCGGCAGCGTGATTCCCAGAGCGTTGGCCAAACCATTGACCACATCGGCCAGGCTGGTCATGGTCTTGCCGGTTTGTTCCTGCTGGTCATTCAGGCTCTTTAATAAATTTTCCTGCTTGGCAACCTCGGTCTGCGCGCTGATGAGGCTGGCTTTCCACTGCATCGTGACCTTGCTGGCCTCTCCCTCGCGCTTGGCCGAGTTTTCGTAGGCTTGCTGCAATACCTCAACCTTGTCGCGGTAGCTTTGGAGCGTCTGCTGCACGGTCTCGCACCGCCGTTTTAGGGCGGCCTGTCGGTCGTCCATCTCTTTGGTCTGCTCCGTCACAAGCTGCATCTGCTGCTTGTTGACTTTCAAGCCAGCGTTCACCTCGCTCAGCGCATCCTTAAACGCTTTGTCGTTTTCAACAACCAGGCTCACGCCCGCTCTAGGTAGCGACATCTGCCAACCCCCTCTCTTGCGGAATTTCAATGCCATTCATGGCGCAATATTCGGTAAACTGCTCAAGCAGTTCATTCAAGCTCAAAAACCGTGTTTCGCGCCGGGAATACCCCAGCAGACCAACCGCGATATATTGGAGCCTTGCAAAATTGATCACTCGTTCGCCGTCAAAGTGCCGTTCGGGGACGTCATCAACCCAGATTCGCTCAGCATCGTCCTCATCGCCTGTAACGCTTGACGGCCTGACCCGTTTTTTCCGTAAAACTCCATAAAGGCTTCTTCTACACCGGCGACCAAACCGCCTTGCAGATCGCCAAAGGAGATGAGCTTTTTAACCGTTGCCAGGCTGGGGGCCTCATTATCCCGGTGATGCTCCTCATTGTCAAGCTCGACACCTTCGCGGATCAGCAGCCAAACGATATAGGCGGCCTCCTCCGGGTCGTTCAGCTTTTCGACAATGGCGCTCAAATCCTCGTAGTGTTCCTGCAACTCCTTGACGTTTTGCAGGTCGAACAGTGCCGGGTACTTGCGTCCGCGCAGCGTAATCTCCACCATGATCCTCACTCCTTGATGTTCAAGAATGTTTTCAGTGCGGCAAGGGCCTCTTCGTACCCATCAAACTCCTGCTTTTTCACAAAATTCCCATCACTGTTGCACTCCGCGGATCCTGCCAGCTTGGTCGTACTGTAACTTGTGCTCTTGGAGGCAGTGCTGAGGTTGTCATCCACAGGGTCAAAGCTCACGCGGTAATAGCCCACCAGGCGATACGCAAGCTTGCGGTCAGGTTTTTTCAGCTTGCCAAGCGCCGCAACACGCACAAGAGCAGGCGTATCGCCCTCTTTGCGCTCAAGCGTCTTTGTGCTCTCATCATAGTGGTGACCGCACAGTTCAGCCTCATCCGCCAGACTCAGGTAGCTGCGATCAATGGTCAGCTTCGCGCTGGGCGCTCCTGCATCGCGCTGCTCGCGGCGGTCACCGGCCCACAGCTCGCTGCTGTCGCTGTCGTTTTCGCCGCCATAGCTCACGACAGCGCGCGTGATCTTGCCATTGCCGAGGCTTTCCGTCTCAGAACCATCCGCGTTGGTCGCTACAGTAATTGGGCAATAGCCATAGTAGGGAAGTCCGATATAAGCCATTATTGTGCCTCTCTTTCGTTCCAATCACACCCGTCATCGGTCTCGGCCTCGACGTATGCGATAAAGTGTTTTGTGTCGTTATCATAGCCGTACTCGGTGGAGCCGATGATAAAACCGGCATTACGCAAAGCACAGCGCATTTTGCGGGCGCAGGGCTGGGGCAGGTCTCTTGTATACCAGGCGGCTCGCACCTGCAAGCGCTGCTGTTCGTCCAGGTCTCCGGCGTATACCTCCGGCGTGTCATCCAGAACGCTCAGCACCACATAACTGTCCGGCAGCGGATCATCTTCATTTTTTACAAACGAAACGTTGCTGCACACAGTTTCCAGTGCGGCCAGGGCCGCATCAATCATGGTCATAGCTTACCTCTCTGCCGCAAAACATCCTGCATCACGGTGCTGACAGCATCTTCGCAGCTGTTTGCGGCGCGGTTCAAAAAGGGCTGTGCGGGTTCTTTTGCGGTGCCGTACTCCAACGCCACGGCTTTCTGCATCTGGGCAACCTTATTCGGATAGCTTGGGCTGGAGCCATGCCCGCTGTCGTAACCGCTAAAGCTCACATCCAGCCCATAGCCGCCCCTTTTCCGCTTTTTGGGCTTTCCGGCGCGGACGCTGTCGGCCAGGTGCTTGTTGGCGCGGTTGCTTTTGTGTTTCCCGACTTGCTGTTTCAGCGCATCCACCGCGATGGGCGCGGCGCTTTTCAGCATTTCCGGCGCAATGGAGTCCAGATCAGCGAGCTTTGTCAGCTGCTCCGTGACCTCATCGCTCCACATTAAATTCATCCTCACGGCGGTCCCCCTTTAGGCTGGGCCAGGTCGCTGCATGTCAGCTCCACCTTATCGCCGGTCAGGTAGGCGCGCTGGACGCTGTACCGCTTGCCGTTCCACTCCACGACCCGCTCACCGGTGTACTCATCAGCGTGCAAGATAAACACCGCACTCAGCGTTGTCCCTGCGCTTTCGGCGGCGAAAAACTCGCCCCATTTCACGGATTTTTGCTCACCGTAAACGGTGCACACAGGGATGTAGTTGTGTGTAAGCACGCCCTGCTCTTTCTTGGGTTCGTCTTTCAGTAGGGTGATCTGTTCCATCCAGTACATGGTAGCTCCTAAAAAATGTACCGCCGGGGCGCTGGCGCTCCGGCGGTACATCACAAAACTAAAGCGTCTGGCCCCAGTCCGTGTAGCCGGTCGCCGTCATAAGCTGTGCCTTTTGCTCATCATAGGACGCCTTTAGTTTGTCGTAATCATCGCCCGGCCAGAAATTTGTCCGGCAGTAAGTGATAACCGCGCGGCGGATCAACGGATTCTGTGTGTCCACATTGGACACGCCCGCCGCCTTTAACTCGGCAAGAGCCGCGTCAACCAGGTCGCTCAGTTCCTGTTCCATGTCTTCCGTCATGTTTGGGCGGCGCATCGCGTGTTTGACGCGGTAGAGCAGGTCGTTGTCTGCCATAGGTCACAGCCTCCTATCAAGCGCTGGCCGGGATAGTCAGCGCCACAAAGCCGCCGGGGACGACCACATCCGCGCCCATCTCCACATCACCGCGGATCGTGGACAGCAGCTTGTCAAAAGCGAAGTCGTCGGAGACGGCGATCTCGTAGTCACTGAACAGATCCAGCTTGAGGCAGCGCGGCACGCCGTAGAACATGGTGGGCTGTGCTTTGGCGGTCTGGGCCGTACCGGCACAGGCGGCCAGGTTCTTATTGAGGCAGTAGCGCACGCTCAGGCCGCCCTCCTTGATGATGCCGGTGTTGGGGTTGGCAGAATCCGGGGTGATCTCGTAGACGGCCTTTTTCTCGTTGGTGCCGCGCACATCGCCAAACGCAACCAGGTCTTTCTTGTTGAGGAACAGGACAGCCTCGCCCTCAACGGCCTCATCGCCGCCGTAGTTCAGCGTCAGATTGCGCAGGGTTTTCTCGTTGATGACGCCTTTCTTGGCGTTGTCCAGCGTGGCGTCAATGCTGTTCACGAGCTTGCTGGCTTTCAGCGCATCGGTCACAATGACGGATGCTTTCTTGCGCAAGCTGAGCAGGGCCTGGGCGCGGCACTTGGCGAAGTAGTTCACGGGGGTCTGCTTCTTGGCCTGCTTGCTGATCTGGCTCAGAACCGCCTCCGACTTGGGCGTGATGTCGATGTAGTCATAGGTGGCCTCTTTGGTGGTGGCGGCAGCACCCTCGGTCTGATCGGCGGCAGCGTCGGCATCCTGCTTGACGTAGGGGATGCGGTCGGTGGACATACCGGAGCAGTCATCGACCCACACCATATCAATGATGCTGGAGACGCCGACACCAACGCGGTCCTGAATTTCGGTGTTGACCTCGGTGGGGGTTGCCAGCTTACCGCCGCTCACCAGGACGGCGCGGGTCTCCTCCACGCCCAGGACGGCGCGGCGGTTCTCTTTGAACTGCTGGGCGCGGGTCTGGGCATCGGTGTGGGCGGTGGGGTTGTCCTGGGGCGCACCGGCACCGTCCGCAACCTTGGCGGCAATGCCGAGGCGGCGCTGCTCGGTCTCATACTGCGCGATGCGCTGGCTGATCTCATCGGCCTCGGCCTCCAAGGCGTCCAGGTCGGCACCCTCGGCGTTGACCTCGGTGCGGATCTCAGCGGCGCGGGTGCGCAGCTCTGCAATAGTCATTTCACTGGTTTTCTTTTTCATGGTTACACTCCCAAAAGTTTCAGTTTGATCTTTGTTGCGGTATCCGCCCTTTGCAGTCTCTCCGCTTTAATTCTCTCGATCTCTCCGTCAAGGAATTTTCGGGCGCTGATCGACGTGGCGTCGTTGGCCGGGAGGCTCACGGCGCTCACATCGTACAGTTTCTTGATTTTGGTGATCGTGCGGTTCACGGTCATGGTGTTGTTTTCCAGGTCACGGGTAGTCTCGCGCTTATCCTCGGCCACTGTAAAGCCAAACGACATCTTATCGGTGTAGCCGCCCTTGATTTCGGCAAACAGCTGCCGCCCGATCTCGGTGCCGCCCAGATCTGCAGTCACTTTCAGACCGGCGCTGTCAGCGGCCAGGGCCAACGTGCCGTTTTTGGTTCGGGCAAAGACGCGGCCCTCATGGTCGTACTGCATGATGACGTCATCCATGTCGCAGTCATCAAAAGCGTGCGGGTCGATCTGCTCCATGATGCGGTAGCAGGTGCCGCTGTCGCCCCTGTACTCATACAGCAAATAGGGCTGGCTGAACGTACAGGCGTAGCCCTCCACTTCCTGCTTGGAGTCCGGCGCGGCGGGGTCAGCGGTTCGGACCTCCAGCCGCATGGCGCGGTATTCCCGGCCGTTGTTCAGTTTTTTCAGAAGTTTGTCATGATTTTCCACTGGTAAGGTCGTCTCCTTTCTTAGTCACGCTGCCGTCACTGCCCAGCAGGTAATATTCGCCGCGTATCGTGTACGCCTGCCCCTGGCCGTCCGGCAGGGGCGGCAAGTTCCAAATTTCGCGTATCTCATCGCGGTTCATAATGCCGCGATCCGCCATCTGGGCCGATACGTTCAGTTTTTCGGTGTTGCTCATGTATTGCAGCCGGTTGGCTGTCGCTATCAGCAGTGTGCCGCCCGCGCGTTCGCGCTCGGTAAACAACATTTTTGTGGCGACATCGCTGAACTGGATGGAAAACGGCTCGATTTTACCCTCATAGAACGCGCTCCAGGCGTCGCCGTAGGCGCGGTTTTGCAGCACGTCCTCGTTAGTGCCGAAGTAGTTGAACACATTGGTGTTGATGCGCTCCATCTCATCGGCGGCCACAACATAGGGCTTAGCCTCCAGTTGCTTGATGTCCGTGTAGGTGTTGGGGAACAGCAGAATGCCGCCGCCCTCGCCTTGCAGGTTTTCCCGACTGAATCGCTTACGCTCTTTTTTCAAATCCTCATCGCTGGAGAAGTTGTTCATCTTGGCGGCAAAGCGGAAGGTCGCGCCGTTTTTAACGGCCTCGGCAATGCCTTGGTTTTGCAGGTTTACCAGATCCATCGTGGGCGTCAGCGCGTGGTTGTTCTCGCCGAAGATGTCGCTTTTGTACTGGAATTTTGTCATAATGCCGCACCGCGCCATTTCAATGGCGGCGGTCTGGCCGCTGCGGAATGTGTAGCGCAGCCAGGGCGCGGCCCCATACTGCACGATTTCACAGCTGGACGGCAGCACGGGGAACATGCCGACTGTCTCACCAAACTCATTGATGACCGGCACAATAAAGGCGGTGTTTTGCACCTCCAGGATTGTGCAAAGTCTGTACAGGAATTGCCCCCATGTCTGCCACTCATTCGGCCCCTGCCGGAGGCGGGTCTGCAATTTCGGGTTTGCCGGTCCCTGCACGGTGACGCTCAGCTTGCTGGCGTGGGTGGCCGTGGCGTGGATCGCGGCGCGCACGATCTCGCTCTCATACAGCTCGCCGCCCCAGCTCAAAAAGCTGGGCGTGTAGCCGTCCAGCGTCGTCCAGAATCCAGACGCGAGGCTCTTGGCGGCTATCTTCCCGAAAATTGATTGAAACAGTCCCATGCTCATCACCCCGCGTTCTTTAACTGGCCGCCGATTTCAGCGCACCATTTCTGCCGCACCGTCATCCCATCCATGAGCGCGGCGCAGCCGTCAATGTGGTCGGTGGCGCTCATCTTCACAAGTTTGCACCTGCCGCTGTCGTTTTCGACTTTCAGCGCCGTGTTCAGCAGATGCACTTTTAACAGGTCGTTGTCCCCGATGTTGATGGTGCCGTCTTTCAGCAGCCCCTCAACCTCTCGGATCACCGGCGTCAGGTTGAACCCCTGGAATACATCGTCCATGTGGAATCCGTATTGCTTCATATCCTGTACAAGATACTGGGCCGTGTATCGGTCATAGCCGACCTGCAAGGGATAGATTTTGTACTGCTCTATCAGTGTCCTGAACCAGTTGTAGCAATCGTGATAGTCCACAAAATTGTCACCGCTCAGTGTAAGGATGCCGCGCTGCGCATACGCTGCATAGGGCAGACCGTCCCGCTCGGTAGCCTCTTGCAGCTTCTCGGCGGGGAGGAAGAAATGCGCCAGCACGTTCAGCCGGGCGTCTTTCTCAATAATCGCCACGCAGGCGGTCAGGTCGGTGGTGCGGCTCAAGTCAATACCGCCCACGCAATAGCAGTTTTTGAAGTTGGCCGGGTCAATGTGCGCCCCACAGGCCCGCTCTACAACATCGGCGGACAACCAGGCAAGGCTAGAGTTTTGCTTGATGTTGCAGTATTTTGTTAAAAACTCGGCCCGCTTGGACAAACTGCCCTCAGCAATGGCGATCTCCTCCAGCAGATAGCTGACACTGATACTCACGCCGAGGTTGGGGTTGGCTTTTGCCAATTCGTTAATGTCGCTCCACTTGGCTGGATCGTCGATCATGTAGAGAAACGGTGCAAGGCGCATCTCTTTGGAATCGCCCAACAGGAACCGGGTGGCGCGCTTTATCAGTTCATCATAAATGCCCTCATTCACATAGCCTGCCGTGCTGATCGCCAGCAGCATGGGCTGTGTACGCGCGCCAAAACTCGACTTGATGACCTCGTAGAATTTCAGCCCGGCATCACCGGGCCAGCTTGCGACCTCATCGGCCACGCACAGGCTGACGTTGAGGCCATCCGACTTTTTAGCGGAAAACGCCAGCGGCTTGGCGCTCGTGTTGCTGTTGGCAATGTAGATGTCCGTGCGCCGTTTCTTGCTCAGCTGGCTCAGCTCTGGGTCCTTGCTGAGCATCTGATAATAGGCGTCGTAGCACAGCCCCGCTTGTTCCAGCTTAGGCGCGGCAAAGTAGATGCGCCCGCCGTACTCACCATCCAAAAAACTGCAATAGGCAGCAATGGCGGCGGCCAGCAGCGTCTTGCCGTTTTTTCTGGCGATGATGACGACGACCTCACGAAATTGGCGGTGATCGGTGTCGTCCATTACGCCGAACAGTACCGACAAAAGCGCCTTTTGCCAAAGCTCCAGCACAATCAGCTGGGGAGCCAGCGCGCCCTCATGGTGCCGGCAGAAATTCTCCACAAAGCGGATTGCTTTCTGCGCCTTCTTAGAGTCAAAGTGAAACAGCCCTTTTTCCAGACCGTCCACAACATACTTGTACCAGACCTTGATCCAGCGGCCCACGATGATGGTGCCGTCCGTGATTTTCTGGTAATACTCGTAGATGTAATTATTCACGGGCCAGCTGCTCCAGTCTGCTCTCACGCTTTTCCGGGGGCAGCAGCTTGCCCAGGCGCTCGGTCACGGTGTTGTAGTTCTTGATGAGGCTGTTGTAGGCTTGCAGATCGGCGCTGGCTTTTTTGCCGTACTGGTTCGCGCCGTTCATGTACTCCTCGCTGCACCCGTCGGCGTTAATGGATTTTTGCAGATCGTCGAGCGTGATTTTCATAAATGCCGCGTTCTGGATCAGCGGCTCCACAATCGCCATCTGATTTTTAGGCAGGTCGGCGTAGTGCGCCATGATCCTGTTGTACTCCTCTTGAATTAGAGTAGTTTTTGCTTTTCTCCCCACAACAACACCCCCTTTACACTCTTTTCAGTGCTTTTCCGAACTTTGGGGCCCGGTCTACCACACCCCCACTCGTTTTTTCGACCGGGGGGGAGGTCACCACCTCGACGTCACTCGCCCCGCCGGGTCCACACAGTATCTACGCCGCGCGCCGTGGCGCTTTGCGTGACAGTCACGGCACAGCAGCCTCAGGTTGGACCATGACAGCGAGACCGCCGGATCGTTGATGTTGTCCGGCGTCAACTCTGTCATGTGGTGGACTATCTCACCGGGGCGATACAGCCCCTTAGCCAGACAATCCTCACACAATCCGCCCACGCTGGCGGCGTACCCATCGCGGCAGCGCTGCCACGCTTTGCTCTTGTAAAACGATTTGGCAAACTCCCGCATACTGTTTGCGTGTCCACACTGGACACGCGCTGCACCTCCACATCGTCGGGGCGTAAAATTATCATAGATGCCCAGCGGCGCGAGACGGAGTTTCTTTTGTCTCGGTGTAGGTGAGGCTCTCCCGCCCGCCGGGCATGACGGTCTATTGCCGTCCGTCATCCGCTGTGTTTAACCACATCAACGGCACTGCGTACCCGCACACAGGTCTTGCACCTGTCAAGGTTCATCCCGCCGGGGAACTGGGCGGGCGGCTGTGCGGTATGTTGCCGGTCTTTCCCGGCTGCCAGCTATGAAATAGGAGATTAACTATGGCCAGGCTGGCGGAATCGAACCGCCGGGCGTACCCGTAACCCTGCAACCTTGCAACCCAGATATAAAAAATAGCCGCCCCGATGTGGGGCGACTATCCGCTTAGGAGGATTATACAAACGAGCAAACCGTCGAGCATCAAGCCCCTACCTGCCCGACACCCTCAGCTTAACACACTGGGGCGGAACTAGGCGGAACTAATTTTATAATTTTGAAAATTGCCCGCCGATGGAGCTTGCGCACATAGCGCTCAGTGATCCTCATGCGCACCGCAATCTGGCGGTTAGTGCGCCCGTCGATGTAGCGCATCTGTAGGACCTCGCGCTCTAGGGCATCCTCCAGCTGAGCAATGGCGCTCTCAATCTCCACCCTGGCGGCCTCGCCGTCCGTCAACTGGGCGGCCAGCTTCTCGCGCCGGGTGTTGATGCTCAGCAGCGCACTGTCAATCTCACCGGCCCCACCGGGTGGGCGCAGGGCGCGGGCGTAGTCGGCGCGGCGGTTTTCTTCCCGGAGCCGTTCCCGCAATCGCGGCTCCACCCGCCGGGCATCGTGGTAGCGGTTCAGCCACACGATGCACTCATCATAGGTCATTGGGCATCACCTCCCGGAGATGGTTCAAAGTCATCACATTCCAGCACAATGCCCGCGCCGTCCGTCTTTTCGACGCCGTAGCAGTACAACTCACAATCCAGGTTAAACAGCCCCTTATTGTGGGCGCACCCCTCGCACCTGTCAAGATGCGGCTGGCTCATGCCGGGAATCCCGCAAAATCCGCTGTTCATTTCTTTTTCGCCTCCCGCGCGGCCCGCTGGATGTCCTCGGCAATGTAGCCCTCAATGCCCGCGCCGGTGCTGTACCAGCGCTTATACCACTCAAGCGCATTGACATCTCCGTCCCGGCCTGCGCGCTCACCGTCCGGGCCGAGGCGGACAGAAAAGCACTCACGATACGGGAACCCATCCACCGGGCCGTCATATCGCCCCATGTCATCCACCGCGATGATGAGCCGCCCGCCGTCGAACATTTTGCGCTCACGGATCGTCAGCCCTAAATCCTTGTGGCGTGCCGTCAGCTTCCAGTTGTCGAAGTCGGCCAATTCTTGCCGAGCCAGTACGAGCCATTTTTCAGCGGCGTCATGCCGTGCCTTTTCGGCGTTTCTTTTCGCTTTCTCCTCGGCCTTATATTTTTCAAGCGCTTTTTTGTCAATATAGCGGCTACGCGCGGTGCGGTACAGTCGGGATGAATAGATGCAGCTCTTGGCGATGACCTCGTTCTGATCCGCCGGGTCCAGCTGTTCAACGGTGAACGATGTCCGCCCTGCCGGGGCGATGCGCAGGATAGCGTTGGCGACATTATCAGTCATGTCCAACGTCACGGTCTGCATTTTCTGTGCATCAAACTTGCCCCCGTCCGCATAATTCCACTCACAGCACTGGACGTAATCCAATCCCCTCAGCTGATCGGCCATGCCCTCATCAACAATATACAGGATTGCGGCTTTCTGTACCTCATCGCTCGCCTCCGGCAGGGGAGCATAGTTGTTTTTTGCGTATGTTACCTGCTGCACCTTGTACAGCTTGCTGCACTCATAGGCCCGCGTCATGGTGATCTCGCCGTGCTCCACCATCGCCAGAACCTCCGGCACGCAGTTGTTGGCAATGGCATTCAGCCGCCCCAGTGTGCCGGTGCCGTCGCCGGTGATACGGCTCATCTCATCACGGACGCGCCCTCCCAGGCTGCCCGCCGCCTTTTTGCGCTCAAGCGCCTGTTTGAGGGCGATGTACTGCCGGAGTCGTTCACCGTCCGTCAGCTCGCGCGCCGTGGCGTTGGAGGTGATCAGCGCGATCAGGTCATCATCCGCGCCCTGGCTTTGGTGGATAACACAGGGCAGGACCTCAAACCCGGTCACACCCTCAGCCGTCAGCGCACAGCACGCGGTCCAACGGCGGTGTCCGGCCAGCAGCATATATTTGCCGTTGTGGGCAGGCAGGACCTCCAGCGGGCTGCGCAATCCTCGCTCGGCAATGTCGGCTTTCAGCATGGAGACATCGCCGATCTCGTAGATGCTGTTTTCCGGGTTCGGTTCAATATCGGCTGCCGGCAGCATGACGACCTGCATTTTCTGACCCGCCGGGGCGGCGGTTTTAGCGCCGGCACCGAGAATATCATTGATAGAAAATCCCTTGCTCATGGTTCAATCCTCCTCTGTGTCCACGTTGGACACGATGCTCTCAACCTTTTCGGCCAGCGCCTTATAATCCAGGGCCGCCGTGCAATCCGGGCTGAACGTGCGCAGCGGCTTGTGTGCGCTCTTGGCCTCGCTGACCCTCACGGTGTAGCGGATGACCGTGGGCAGCAGGGCCAGGCCGGGCAGCTTCTCAGCAATGGTGTGGATGACGTCTGCCGCGTACCGGGTGTGGCGGTATTTCGTCAGCAGCGCGCCCATGATTTTGAGGCGCGGGTTGTAGTCTATCTGCACCTGCTCGATCTGGTCGATGATTTCCCGCATCCCGTCACAGGCCCACTCATCACAGTCCACCGGGATGATGACCCAGTCAGCCGCGCACAGGGCGTTGATGCTGCCCATGTCAAGGTCTGGCGGGCAATCCATGATACAGTAGTCATAGTTGGCGCTTACGTCTTTGAGGGCATCGCGCAGATGGTATTGGCGCGGGCCGTTGTCCATCAAGATCATGCGGTTTGCTTTCAGCATCCGCATGTCACAGGGAATCAGATTGACGGCGGCCAGGTTGGTGTCTACCACGGCACCCGGCGCGCGGCACACGCCCAGCATAATCTCTGCGATGCTGGGGCTGTCGTAGTCCAGAACACCGAAAAACTTGCTCGTGTTGCCCTGCTTGTCGAGGTCCACCACCAGAACGCTCTTGCTCTTAGCGGCCAGCTCGGCTGCAAGGTTGCAGGCGGTGACGCTTTTGCCGACGCCGCCTTTCAAGTTGATAATTGCAATGCTTACCATAGTAATCCTCCTGTCCCGCCGGGCGGCGGGTGTTATTGCGGCCAGTTCATCTGGTCGATTTCTTCAAAATCCTCTTTCGGGGCGGGCTGCCATTGATGGTATTGGGGCTGCCATCTCATGGACACAACGCCCGTCGGCCCCTCGCGGTTCTTGGCGTACATAACGGCGGTATCATAATAGGCGTCCTCGCCGCGCAGCTCCTTGCTGTCCTCGGGCTTGCGGTTCTCCACAAAAATCGCGCTGTTGGCGTCCTGCTCGATCGTGCCGGAGCCGCGCAGATCCTCCAAATTGCAGAAGCGGCCCTCGTTGCCCTTTACGCCGGAGCGGTTGATCTGGCACAGCTCCACGATGACGATGCCCATTTTCATGGCGGCTACTTTCAGCCGCCGGGTGATCTCGCTGATACGCTGATACTCTGTCTGTCGGGGGTCGGTGGGGCTTAGCAGGCCGATGTGGTCGATAAAAGCGATGTCTGGCTTGTGCTGGATCAGCTTGGCCTCCAGCCCATCAATAGTGAGATTGCTGTCCGCGTCCAGCATCATGTTGTGATGCTGCCGGAGCCGGGCGGCGGCGTTGTCGATAATCTGCCGCTCGTGCGGGTCCAGATTCTTGTTGGTGATCTTGCCGGAATCAATCCGCGCCACTTTGGACAGGATGCGGTCCATCAGCGCCTCAGCGGTCTCCTCCAGGGTCAAGTAGTAGACCTTGTATTTTTTGGACAGGCGTGACGCCAGGTTGAGCGAAAAGTCCGTTTTGCCGCACCCAGGCCGCCCGGCCACAACGCACACACGCTGCCGACCAAAAACGCCGTACCTGTCCAATTCGGGCCAGCCCAGTTTTAGGCTGTCGTCCGGCTCATCCAGGCGGGCCAGGGCGGAATCAAGCACCGCGTCGAAGTCTCTGGCCGTGCTGTCGGTCTGGGTGCTGAGGATTGCGTCCTGCATCGCCAGGGTGCGGCGCAGCTGACGGCAGATGCCGTCACTGTCCATCGCATCTTTAGCCAGGCACTTCATCAGATCGCCGCTCAGCAATCTGTAGCGGTGATCCTCCAGTATCTGTGCTGCATAGCTGCCGATGTTGGAGACGCTGGGGCAGGTCTCGGCCATCTGCATGACGGCCACTTTCACATCATCCGCCGGGCGTCCGTTGGCCGCTGTGTTGATGACCGTGATGACGTCCACTGGGCTGCCGCTGTAGATCAACTGCTGGATCGCCGCGAAAATGTCGTGACAGACGCCATCCTCAAACATAGCCGGGACCATTCTTGTGACGTAATCCCGCGCGCCGTCCGGGTTCATCAGCGCCGCGCCAAGAAACGCGCGTTGCGTTGTCTGCTGGCGGGTCAGGTTTGCTTGTTGCATCGTTCAGCCTCACAAAAAATCAGTGATGTCGGTGTCCGGCCCGATCTCACGCGGGCGATCTGCCGTGTTGGCGGGGCGCTGGGCCGGGGCTTTATCCACAAAATCATCTTTCAGGGGGAAAAGCCCCTCCCACCCTCGTAGAATGCTCTGCTCCAGCACGGCGGCCATGTAGCCGTAGCGGTCACGCACGCCCGCCTCATCGGCTAGGCGTTGCAGGGTAGAGCATACGAGCTTGGCGGCCCTGGCCGTCAGCGGATGCTTGCCCGCCGCGCGGGCGGCGGCAAAATCTTTCAGCGCCTGGCGCAGCCGCTCCCCGCATCCGTCCGGGAATCCATTCAAGAGGATGCTCAAAACGTCCCCGTTCTCGCGCGCCCGCGCGCCCGCGTTAATCTCTCTTGTATTAATATTATCTTGTAATAATCTACCCGCATTTTTTTGCGGGGGGTCTGCGCATTTTTTTGCGGGGGTCCCCCCGCAATTTTCTGCGGGGGTGGCGCAGATTTTTGCGGGGGTCTGCGGTGCTATCGTCATCCCAACCAGCGGGCAGATGCGACGCTCGGCGCGCTGCTCACCGGCACCGCCGCCCACCTGGATGATCTCAATATAGCCGCAATCCTGCAAATGCTTCAACCATCCCTGCACTGTTCTGGTACTCGCATCATACAATCTCTCAAAATAGGCGTTGCTGGCGTAGCAATAGCCTTTTACGTTTGTCAGCCCTACGATCTCGGCATACAATAGCTTTTCGCTGGGCTTTAGGTTCTTGTCGTACCGCACAGCGGCGGGGAGCGTTGCGTAAAAATTCGGTGTTTCCATCTTCAAGCTCCTAAAAATGGCTGACCTTAATACAGGGGTGCGCCGCGCCCTTTTTTGGCGCATCCCTGTAAGGTCTTTTTTCAGTTTTCAGCGGTTAAAACGGTAGATCGCCCTCATCCTCGATCATGGCGAAGTCGTCACCCGGCCCGCGGCTGTACTCCGGTGCGGGCGCGCCCACTCTGGGCCCCTCAGTGGGAGCTGAAAGAGCCCCTGCGTTGTCCGCCCTGCTGCCGCAGAAGTTGATGTTATTGGCCACAACCTCCAGCACGGTGCGGTTGGTGCCGTCCTTGGCTGTGTAGGTGCGGCTCTGGAGCAGTCCGTCCACCGCTACCATCTGGCCCTTAGCGAGCCATTTATAGGCGAACTCGGCAGCGCGCTCCCATGCAATGACGGGAATCCAGTCCACCACGCTCTTGCCGTTGGCGTCCTTGCGCCCGCGATCCACAGCCAGGGTGAACGTCGCCACCTGCTTGCCGCTCTGCGTCTGCCGCAGCTCCGGATCGCGCACAAGGCGGCCCTGCAGCGCTATCACATTAAGCATATAGTCACCTCACTTTGTCAGCCATGCGTAAACCAGCAGGCAGGCAACAATAATCGTCACTGCGACCCAAGTCATCAGATCATCACCACCACATTGCCGCGCTCCACCAGATCGGCCAGCTGCTCGCCCAGATAGGCGGCGATGTTGCGCTTGGCCTCCAGCTTCCACGCACCGCCGTCAGCCTCGTACAGCGCCGGGCGGCCATCTTTGTCGAGGCGCAGTAAGAAGTCGCTGGCGGGCTGCTCAACCTCAAGGAAAGTGCGGTAGGGCTGCAGGTGGACAATGGGCTGCACCGTCTGCTGCTCCTTCAGCACCGCGCCGGTGCGGACACTGACCTCCTGACTGATCCCGTTGTCCACACTGGACACGCCCTGATTGACGTCAATGCGGCTCAGCAGCGCCAGCAGGTAGTCCCGGTCCTCGGTGACGGCGTACAGGCTCTGCAGTTCGATAACGGCGTGTTCCTGGCTCATGTATTGGTTGACAGAAATGCTCGGCACATCGCTCACGGCCTCATACAGCGGCAGGCGGCTGAACTCTGCGTATTCTTTGTGCGTGTAGGTTGTATCCACCATGACTCGCCGGGCGCTGTCCACACGCACATACAGCCGGGGCGAGTGGTCGATACCCTCGGTGCGGATCAGCTTGACCAGCGCCTCCAGAGTATCCACCGAGTACCGCGCCGGGAGTTCAACCTCCGGCTTGACCTCGTGCAGATCGACATTGCTGTACCGGTGGCCGTCGTTGGTCGAGAGGGTGTAGGGCTTTGCCAGTTCGGCAATGCGGTCAATAGCATCTCTCAAAAAGCTGTTTTCCATTGTCTTGTCCTTTCTGTGTGTTAATACCCGGCACGGCCTACGCGGGCCATAGCCGGTACGGGGGCTTCGTCTCCGTCCATGTTTACCTGCCCGGGCACCTGCGGCGTCATCTCGGCCAGCAGCAGGCTGCCGTCCCGCGCCTTGGTAATGCACAGGGATGTGCGCACCGGCTGGATCGGCGCGAGGGTGGTCTTGGCCTGCGCGTCCATGCCGATCTGCTGGCGGTAGTCATCCGGTGCAAAGGTCAGCGTGATGGTGATCTTGCGCTTGGCCGTGGCGTTGGTGTTGGGGTCCATGATGTTCGCCACGACCCGCTCAACCTCATAGTCTGTGATCTCGGCAATGGCGCCCATCGCCATCTCCAGCACGCTCTTTTTGTTTACGATCTGGGGCATTGGTATCCTCCTAAATTTCTTCTCCGAACACCCTGGCAAAGCTGCCGGGGCCGTGGAGTTCATCAAAGGCAAATTGTGCCGCCTGTTCCAACTCCCGCCGGGCGGTGGGGTCAAAATGGACGCCCAAGGGCGGCTCATTGTGATGGTTGTGGCACAACCAGACCTTGAGGCCGTACCGCTCAGACAACTCGCGCCGCCCGCGTCCGAATAGGATGTGATGCTCCTCCAGGCCGCGCGTGGTGCGCAGATTGTAGCGCTTGCGGCACAGGTAGCACTCTTTATCGCTTTGCAGTATGCTTTTTGCCACGGCGCTCCTCCAGTCCGTTGACGGCATCCACCGCCTGGCGCACATCACCAACAGGCAGCGCCACCGTCGTCCAGCGGCAGCCGCACATCATGCAGACGCGGCGGCGGTATATCCGCCGGGTCCCCTTGGCTCGGGTGTCGATGACGCGCACCTGGCTGCTGTTGCACTTAATGCAATCCATCGGCACGCCTCCAGTCTCGGTATTGCTCGGTAGTTTCGGCATCGTCAACACCGGCCTCGGCCAGCCGGTCAAAGATTCGTTCGATGAAGTCGTGCATCTGCTGCCGGTCAAAGCTGCTGCTGCCCAGACCGAGGCGGGCCATACAATAGCCATCGTCCAGCAGCTCCACCATCTGCACAACGCGGTATGTGTTGCGCAGGGCGGGCAGGGCCTTGACCGGCACGCGCCAGGTCTCCACCTCCGCGCCGAACTCGCCCAGCAAGTCCAGATAGCACTGTTCGGCGGTCACCCCGCCGGGGGTGCCGCCGCTCAACGCCAGCGCCAGCCTGTTCAGCAGCGCCCACATGAGGCGGTTCTGATCCAGTGTGCGCTTGTTCTTCACCGGGCGGATGTCGATCTCCACGCATAGGGGCTGCCCCCGCGCGCGGCGCTCCAGTTCGGCGTGCATCCGCTGGGCCTCCAGGCGATACGCACCGTCAATCGTCAGCCCGTCCATGTCGTTGACTAAGGGCTGGCCCGTTGGGATGTACCACGCGGCCACATGGGCGATCAGCTGGCTTGCCATGTGATCACGCTCCCATCACGCTTGCGCACCCTCAGCGATGCCACGCTGCCGTCACCGTTGTAGGTGATGTCGTCCAGAGTGAGGGCATCGTCCAGAACATAGCGCTCAATGATGTTGGTGCCGGGCTTGCCCTGGGGAACGATGTGGACCTTGCTGGCCGGGATGCGCAGCGGCGGCAGATTCAGCACCCCCGCGCCGATGCTCCAGGCGGCGGCAGCGGCCAAAAAGCTGCCGTCTGCCTCATTGGTGGGCGCATCGTTGCTCACGCGGTAGGTGGTGGGGCAGGGGGCGTCCTTTGTGATGTCAGCCAGGGCCACGGCGCAGTACAGATACCGCCCACAAACGTAGTGCCGCACGCTGTAGCCATTCAGCCCGCCGGGCATACGCCCACAGCACTCCTCCAGATGGGCGCGCACGGCGTTGACATCCGGCCACAGCTTGATGCGCACGCCCTCGGCGTCCACCTCCAGGATGCTGAGCGTGACCTCGTCAGCTGTCAGCAGGGCGAGGTTTTTGGGGGTCTCATTCTTCTCCATGTTTATCCTCCATTTCCGGGCCGATGTAGACACCGGCCTCATTGTAGTTGTTGGGGTCGGCCATCGGGCTGTCCCAGCCGCACACGGCCCCGCCGTACATAGCAGCAGCCTGGGCGCGGCTGACGCCCGCAGCCTCGTTCAGTGTGTCCACGGCCTCTTGCTCCACCACACCGAACAGGGCGCGCTCCCCGCGCACGATGCGGACGATGTTGTTAGTGTAGCGGCTGCGGGCGTAGGCATAGGCGGGCAGCCCTGCTTCATCATAGGTCATTTTCATGGCTTCGGTCTCCTTTTTCGGTTTTGGCCGCTTGCGCGGCATACCGGCGGCAAGCGCCGGGTGTCTCTTCTTCCAACTGCACACCCTATGTCGGATTGCCTTGTGCGTCACCGGCTGGGTGTAGCCCATCATGCTGCGCACGGTACTGATCGGCGCGCCGCCGTAGTAGTATAGGATGCTCTCCATCATCATCTCCGGCGGCACAGGGTTGCAGATGCGCTCAACAGGCGGGCCGACGGGTTGCTTGTTTTGAGGGTGCGCCGCGCGGAATGTGTCAAGGCTTGTATAGCCCAGGCGCTCCAGCAGGATGTCCTCGGCCACGTTCAGACATTCGGCGCAGATTCTCAACTGGCGGCGGGCGTTAGTGCAGTTCCTAAGCCTGGATTGCACCCAGGCCAGATCATCCGTTGTCATCAGCAAATTTGCCTCGCCAACGCGGTGGCCGGGATGCGCTTGTCACGGCCCTGGCCGGTCCAGCCGTGCATATTGCGGCAGACCTTGCGGGCCGCCTGGGGATCGGTGCCGTAGACGATGTGCGCGGCCTCGGCCACTGTCACCATCTCGCCAGCGGCCTCGTGCCGGATGCGCTCCAGCGCGTCCCGGTAGCCGTCTTTTTCTCTTGCCATAGTAGTCCTCCTTGTGTCCAATGTTGACACGCTGTTGCTTGTACCTGCTCGGTGTGGTACAATCGGGGCAGAAAGGGCGTGTGTAAATTGACTGATAATCAGTACAAAATCTTTAAGGCCGTGCGGAGATACCGCACCCTGCCCGAAATACTGACCGCCACGGGAATCTCGGATTATCTCACCTTGCAGGAAGATGCCGGAGTTGGGATGCTGGACTTCTCTGATTGTGAAATGGATGAGAAAACCATCGTCACCTTAACCAACCCCGCCGCAGAGGCGTTTGAATCGCGCCGCCGCAGCGATTGGGCGGAAATTCGCGCTTGGATTACTTTTGCAATTGCCGTCTGGGGCGCTTTTACCGGAACTATCGCGCTATTTTTAAAATAACTGCGATGGTGTTGACAATCGCCGTAACGGTAACTGCGGCCAGCGTCAGGTTGTTTGCCAGTTCAATGCGCTGTTTGCGGTGCTTATTTTCAAGATTGTTCATGGTGTTCATCTCCTGCGTGTGTTCGGGGTGAATATGCCGTTGTGTAATTGGAACTTGAAATTTCTTCAATATAGTGATAAAGTTTTGATGAGGTGTTATTATGCGGCGACGGTACTGGTCTTTTTTCAATCGTGCAAAATACTCAGTCTTTTACTACGAGAGATATCAGGAACATTGCAAATTCATCCTGCGTGCAATTAAAATCGTCTTGGCTTTGGTATCCTGCGGCAGCATAGCTGCATGGAGCATTTGGACGCAGTTCCCAGCTGCGTGGGCCTTCATCCTTGCATGCGCACAGGTAGCTTCCATCCTTCAGACGAATCTGCCTTACTCAAAAGACATCATTTGCTTGGATTTTGCCATTCCGAAAATGAACAAACTTATGATTGATATTACACATACATGGGATGAAATCGACCAAGGAAAACTTACTGATTCCGATATCTCCGATGCAATCCAAAACTATGAGCATAACATTCAGGACATTGTAAACCAGTATCTTTCCAGCCTTGATATGGCACAAAGTTTTTTGTGTAAAAACAAAGCAACCAAAGACCAAAAAGCATTTTTCGCATTTTACGATAAGGAAACAGAGGAGGTGAACAATGATGCCCAAACCAAATGTACCAGCAGCACCCCCGCCAAGTGATTACAGGAATCACGCCCCGCAGCCTACGTACCGCGCGCCGACTCCACCACCACCGCCACCAAAAAGTTCTGACAAATAACCGCATGAGGAAGCCGATTGCTTCCTCATCTTTTGTTATTGCGCCAAAATACCGCCTGCACCAGACTTAATATTTGTGCACCAAACGCGGCACCCATAAAAAAGCTGAACCAGTCCAATGCACCACCCCCTTTATGTGTCCAAGGTGGACACATTACTATTGTTTGAGTAGATAATCTATCGAGCAATCGAATAGCGTCGCCATTTTTTCAAGCGCACTCTGCGGGATGCTTCCATGCGCCATCCAATTATAAATCGTCTTCCTTGTTACCCCCAGCGCATTCGCGAGGTCTGCTATCGTCATGCCTTTTCTGCTACGTTCAGCATTGATATTTGGATAAGGCATCAAATTCACCCCCTATAAGCCTTTTCTTGTGTAATACCCGTATTGGGTATCTGTATATTATAATATACTCATTTTGAGTAATTGTAAAGTAAAAAAGTGTCCGAAATGGGTATTCACTATTTGTGCATATTGCCCATTTCGGGTATTTTTAATTGACTATTTACTCAAAATGTGTATCATAGTTATAAGGGAAGGAGGCAACGTCATGAATAGACTGCAAGCGTTGCGTACCGAGAAAGGCATAAATATGAAAGAGGCCGCCCAGGCGCTGAGTATGCCGTACACAACGTATGTCAATTACGAAAAAGGTACTCGAGAACCGAGTTCGGAGGTCCTAATCAAATTAGCCAAGTTTTATGATACAAGTATCGATTATCTGGTCGGGAAGGTCGAACGCGTCGCACCCATCCCCGCCGGGTTCCAGCCGCTGCCGAAGCGGGACCGCATCCCGCGTGTTGGGCAGATCGCCTGCGGCACACCCATCCTCGCGGAGGAGAATGTCGAGGCCTACGATGAAGTCCCCAGCGAGTGGCATGCCGACTTTACGCTGCTATGCCAGGGCGACAGCATGGAGCCAAAAATCAAAGACGGCGATGTCGTAGCCATCCACAGCCAGCCGATGGTCGAGAACGGCGAGGTCGCTGCCGTCCTGATCGATGGCGAGGCCACCCTCAAGCGCGTGTTTCTGTTCGATGATCATATCGAGCTCCGCGCCGAAAACCCCACATTTCCGACTATCCTGCGCATCGGCGAGGATATGAACACCATCACCATCGAAGGCAAGGCCGTTGGTCTCTGCCGCAAACTGTAAAAAGGTATCGGATATGAGTAAGCAAAAGTTGACCGTAAGTGACTGCCATTTTTATGGGATTGCTTTTTCTGTCTTAGGGGTTGCTTTAATCGGTATATCTATCGCATTATTTACGCTGAGCTTCTTTGCCGGGGTCTTTCTCTTCCTGTTTGGTGTCTTCCTGCTGTTTTTTTCATCCGCAATGCGCAGCAAAGAGAAAGAACTAAAGGGCCAAAAGGCTCAGGCCGAAGAAAGTGCAAAGAAGCAGGCTGCTGCAGAAAAAGCGCGCTCCGATATGAAATTGCGTCAACAAGAATACGCCGAGCAGCGCCGTAAGCAGGTAGAGCAAGCATCCGCTGCGTTTGCCGCGATACCCCGCGCAGCAGTTGAACAGCTTCCTGCCGCCCCTGATGACGGCAGTGAAGCACTTGAATGTAAGCATACAAGCCTGACATCCCGCAGTAACCTGGATGAATTTGTTGTCATTGATACTGAGACAACGGGCTTGAACAAAAGCCGTGACAAAATTGTTGAACTTGCAGCCGTACGCTTTAAAAACGGCAAGGCTACGGAAATCTTTGAAACGCTGGTGAACCCCGGAAAAGCCATCCCCGCAGATGTTTCCGCCATTAACCATATCACAGATGATATGGTTGCCGATTGTCCCACTATTGAGCAGATCATGCCCGCGTTTGACCGCTTTGTTGGTGCCAGCGCTGTGGTCGGCCATAATCTTGATTTTGACTTGGGATTCATCCTAGCCGCAGGAAGCCGCATTGACCATATAAAGCGCAAATACTATTGCACGTATGAGCAGGCCAAGCGGATGCTTAAAAAGCCGCGGCGAAAATGGGACGCAGAGCTTCAGACCTATATGGAAGATTTCGATAGTGATTGGGATGTAGAAAATCACAAGCTCGGGACTTTATGCACTTACTATGGTATCGTAGTTCCCGACCAGCATCGTGCCGCTGCCGATGCCTACGTCACCGGCCAACTTCTGTTGCACTTGGCCGAAACAAGGAAAAGCAAATAAAAAACGCCCACAGTGCGCCAACACCGTGAGCGTATAGATCAGCGTGTCCAAGGTGGACACAATACCGACCCAACATCCGTATTGTACCACCTCCGGCCACGCTTGTCAAAGTGTATCTATATGGAGGTTGTACAGTATGCCAAAAGTAGCAAAGCGCGCCGACGGCCTGGTTGAGCGCTGCCGGATCATCAACGGGAAAAAGCGTCATTTCTATGGCCGCACTCTCAAAGAGGTACAGGCAAAGATTGACGCCGCTGTTGTGGAGGCGTCCGTCCGCAAGGAAAAAGGAGATCCGTTTGGCGATGTGGCCGAGGCTTTCTGGCGGGTCAAAGAGCCGTCAATCAGATATGGCTCCCGCCGGGGCTACCGCCACAAAGTAGAGGTTGCTAAAGATTGGTTCGGCCAGCAGGGGATGCGTGAGATCAGCAGCACCGACATCAACCGCCAGCTGACACACATGGCCGCCCAGGGCTATGCTTATAAGAGCATCGCCGGGCAAAAGTCAGTGTTGTCGCTGATATGGCAGTATTGGTGCGCTGAGATGCACGGCGACACCAACCCCTGCACACTGTTAAAGTTGCCCCAGGGCCTACCCCAGAAAAAACGGCGCGCCCCCACAGATCAAGAGGTAGCCGACGTCAAAGCGCACCCGGATGGGTTCGGCCTCTGCCCGGCAATAATGATGTATGCGGGCTTGCGCCTGGGTGAGGTCATGGCGCTCCAGAAAAAGGACCTTGCCGACGGCGAGATCAAAGTCTGTAAACAGGTGGTTTGGCACAACAACCACCCGGAAATTGAGGATTTAAAAACAGACAACGCCTATCGCACAGTGCCGATCCTCAAGCCCTTGCAGGACGCGCTCGGCACCCGCCTGGACGATCTGGCCGACGACGCTTTTCTGTTCGGCGGCGCGCGGCCTATGACAAAAAGCCGTTATCAAAACGCTTGGCTGCAATACTGCGCGGCCATCGGGCGCGTCCATGACAGCGGCAAGCGCTACAAAACCGGCAAGACCTCAAAGACCGGCGAGGTCTTGTATAAGACGGTCATGGAGCCGGATTTCACCGCCCATCAGTTGCGGCACGAGTTCGCCAGCACGTTGGTCCAGTGCGGCATCAGCCCCCAGGTCGCTAAAGAATTGATGGGCCACGCCGACATCCTCACAACGCAACGCTGGTACGCCGAGGCGAAAACAAGCGCCGTTGATGAGGCTGCCGACATACTCAACAACTATTTTACCAATCAATAATTGTAGTTAATAATTATAGCACAGAACTGGAAGAATGCAGAAAGCATCTGCAAAAGGAAGCGCTCAATAATAGTCGTAATATATTCGCATGGGCTGGTTGTTTGGCGCTTTGGTGTTGTTTTTTAAGAGTTCAAATCTCTCTTACTCCGCCAAATCAGCCGATATTTAACGCTAACACGTTGAATATCGGCTGATTCTTTTTATATTTTCCGTTCGTAACCATTCGTAAAAAACGCCCTAAAGCACCAGAAAACGCAACGGATGACTACGTCGATGCCTACACACAATCTTCGTATCGTACTACCGTTTCCGTGCCATCCCGGAAACGGTTTGTCTCCAACCTCTCTCCGC